TAAAAGATGCCGCCAACAGCAGCTTGTAAATTGTAAGGCGCATAAGATGCAGCCACATCTGTTGTTGGTGCAATTGTCTTATTTGTTACAAAACGATCAAATAATCCCATTAGCACATAATATACCATAAGTGCTAATTATCCGATTTGTATATCAACTTCCGTTTCTGGTTGTGTCGCAAAATAACTGACTAATGCTGTGGCAACGCTGGCACAAACAGCCACTCGGCTAGCACGCCTTCCAATAATCCAACTGCCATCACCATATGGCAATTTTGCAGCTGATAAAGTCTGTTGTGTCAATTCCTCTTGACCAGAATGCTGCAACCTGTGTGAGTTAATTGCACCTAGCCATCTATCACAGCTTTCGGCATAAATAGCACCATCCATATCGGTTGTCTGTATTCCGGCTGGAACTAGCCTTGATGCAACCGCTGCACTTGTTCTTTTGCTGTATGCAACAGTTTGCGTATTGTATTTTCTGACATAAGGCGCAATGTCATTGGCAACTGCTAAATCGTTTAAGCTGTAATCATTTGACCAAGTGTGAAGCAATTGCACATAAAATCTTTCACCGGCTAATTTTTGAGCAGCAACTAATGCGCCAAACTTTCTATCAGGCGACAAATCAAGTCCAAGCCAAGTAGGTTGCTCTGGGTCTAATTGTATTGGCTCTATCTGACAAGCTGCCCACTTTTGCGGATCAATTGCGCTGTTTATGGTATCAACCCATTGCGTGAGCAACTCAGTTCGCACAATGTCTGGCGGATCATTTATTGCAGCCAAAATGTTATCTGAATGAATTGTTATGCCTAGCGATGGATTGGCTTGAGCAAATGCTGACCAGTTAATAGCACCTGACGGAAGGTGTATCGGTGCATCTGGTTCGGCACTCCACTCAAACCAACCAATCGGATCGTTGGTCGTAGCTGAAGCCAACGCTCTCTCACGCAATTTGTTTAATATAACAGAATGCTGATCACCAGCTGATGAATACACCCAAACCTGTGGGTTTTTTGCACTCATCATTGAGTAACGCATTGACGACCAAGCATCTTCATCTTTGTATTCTCGCAACTCATCCATGTGAATTGTTTCAGGTTTGCTTAAACCTCTAGCTGCATTGTTGGCAGCCTTGACCACAAACCGCCTGTTGCCAAATAACTCTATTTCCTCCGCACCATGTTGCCAGCGGATTTTCTTTACTTCCTTTTCAAGTGCCGGATGTGTTTCTATCAATGCAACAATCTGTCTAAATGTTTCTAGTGATGTCGTTAAGCTGTGAGCTGATGCAAGCTGTAATCCTTCACCCCACACAAACATGCCAGTCAAGATACGCAACATCATTAATGTGCTCTTGCCATTCTGCCTACTAAGGCACAACCCGACTTCGCTAGTTGCCCATCTGTTGTCTGTTTTAACTTTGTGAGCATGAATAGCAACAAACTTTTGCCATTCCATCAGCTCTATGCCAATCTGCGCTGCAAAATCAATCATTTCCTGACCTTTAGACGGCAAATCATTGAGTTTTGAGCAAATACGCGGTGTTTGAACACCTCCTAATGTCGATTGAGCGTGATCTAGGCTTATCTCACCAGTTTTAAGGTCAATCAAATCGATCCAGTCTGATCGTGGCTGATCGAAGTGTTTTGTGGGTTAGAAAAGGAACGGGGGGTCGGTGGTGTCCTGTTGCTCACAAAAAACCGCCCACCCTTACTTAAATTGCACCTTGTGCAGCTTGCAACTAGGTTGTCATCACTATCTAATCCACCAAGCCTTCTAGGTATCACATGATCCACAGTTGTAGCCTCTTGATTGCAGTATTGACAGATATACCCATCACGCCTCAACACTCTAGACCTGATAGATCTCCAATGCCTTGTTGATCCTGTTGATCTTAATGCACTCTTACTCAATACCAACCCTTAATCTTATGATGTGCTAAAGCATTACAAGGATTATCGTATCGCTTCTTGATGTACTTTAATTGCCAATCAATCTGTTTGTATCCATCAACTGTACTTAACCATTTAGATCTACCTTGAGGTATTCCATAATGACTACCATTTTTTGCTTTTGGATTCCATCTTGATTCTTTGTAATTTAATTCATCTAGACAATAGAAGTGATCAAGATTGTTAAGCTGTATAAAAGCCCATTGTCTGTAATGGTTTACTTTATGCAATGGAGCGGAATGTGCTTTTTCAAAGCCTGAAATGTTGGCTAAACATAGAGCTATCCCAATTAGCGAGCACCTTGCGAACCTCCCCCTTCGGGGTTCGCCTTTTGGCTTTGAGAGCCAATGCTCTTTATAGCGTATCATATTGTTCCAAATCTGACGGCGTGTCTTGCGTAAATGCAAACAATTTTGAAATCATCTAAATCAAGCCAAGTTTCATCCCAGCCATTCATATTGACATCCACCCTTCGTATTGTGCATTAGGATTATCAAGCAGCCATTGTTCACGCAATTGGTTTTGATAAATCCAGTTTATTTCGTGGGTTCTTTCGTCATGATCAGCGCACATGTATGGCACTCCTTGTCCTGAAACATCCATGATCCGCACTTATTGCAACGCATTACAGGCTCTTGGGTATCGTTAGCCTCAGCCATGTTCTTTGTGCCAATAGCACAGCATTTAAGGCATTGATAAACCCTGAAGCCATCAGCTTCTGGATAGCCGTCAAGCCATACAAACTCGGTGTTGGCTGAGCAGAAGTTGCATCTGAAATTAACCATCTTTGCCAGCCCATCCAGTTCCCTTAAAGATGCTCGGCACAGCTGTATAGACACGCCTTAATTTTGCGCCACAAATTTGACAATGAGGGATTTTATGATCCATTGGTAAATCCAATACAATCACTACTCCCTCACCATCGCACATGTAATCGTAATTAGGCATGATAAGGAATTCGGTTTATTGCGTGGCAGGAATAGCATCGAAGCAGATCGCCCTCATGAAGTAATCTGTCATCGTTGCATAAGTCGCAAGTAACTGTTGATGGCTCGACCTTAATTCCGTTATCCGTAAAGGTTGCAGTTAAGCCAGAGCCGTCAATGATTTGTAATTCACCCATTTATTCACCTCCTTCAAAATACCATTTTCCATTAGCTGTAAGTTTTGCCCACTTAGGTGGACACTCTTTTGCTTTACAAACATATCCATAGTAAGGCTTACCTCCTTTAGATATTCCTTCTTTCAAAATATGCCCATGTTGGCATGCAGGTGGCTCATTAGGTATTGATGCACCTATTTCAGCAACTACATCACCGACAGACCAAGCAACCGGTTCTTTAGGTTTATCAGCTGCAAAACTATCTCTCAGGATTGTTTCAATCTGTGCTGATTTGCTTCCTGATTTTCCATACATGTTTTGCCTTGCTTCAAGTTTTTCTTTGAAAGATTGATCTGCCTTGACAGTTTCCATGCTGTCTTTTGTAGCAGTCTTGTTCGATCCTTTCAAAAGTATTATTGCCCTTCCAAGACTGGAACTGGCAGTATCCTCGACATACCACTTTTTCATATTGGGCATAAATGTTTCTCTAGACCCAAATGCGATGTTGCTTACAGCTGGTGAAGGATCACTTGCATCTCGCCACAATGTTGCTTGCACCAAGATATAACCTTTTTCTGGATCATGACTTATGACTGATATATCAGATCGACCCATTGGATAATTGGCAATAAACCATTTGTTAAGTGTTGCCACATCCTCATAATCTTCAAGATTGAACGCCATTAGAGATCATCTCCTTTCTTGAAGTCGATGTCGGTTTCGGCATCATAAACTGTTTTGTAAATACCGATGTATGCTGCAATGTCCACAAGGCTGTCATAATGCCCCGGGGACTCTTGGAGACGGCTAATTTTCTGCAAAATGTTAAAGATACAAATATCATGAGGCATGACTGGGTATTCAAGATACGAACTGACCAACTTTGAGATTCGCTCCATGTTGTAAAAAGGATGCCCGTAGACAAGACCTCTTGACTGGATTGTTGAGATTGCTTCATCAAACAGCTGCTCAGTTTTTGTCATAGTCAAATACCTCATCTGACTTTGCCTTGATTTCGGTCATTCTTCGGTGCATGTTCCAGCCATCAGCCCGACCCTTCCAATAACCATTCTGGAATGCGGTGTCTTTGATTGTGATGATTAGCCACCAGATAGTTCCAGCAGTTAGCATTCCTAAAAGCCATAAATAGCCTAGGTTTTTAAGTTCTCCATATAGATCCATGTTGCTCCCTTACATATCCACAGCGGTTGTGGATGCATAAAGTATGACCTAAATCAAGGACGCTTAGTTAATTTCTTTCGGAGTGTTTTATAACAATTAGATAACGCCAAGATCCTCAAGATCATCGATATGGTCATCAATCGTGCGGTCGATATAGTCTGTTTCACGCCCCATAAGACCTTTTATTGTATCGGAACGATCCATCATGATTGACTGGCACAAGCTCAACAGAATGACCGCCTTTGCCAAATGACATAACCACGAATCCCATGTTCCAGTCTGCCGAGGCGTATTTGAGATAAGATGCTTTGTTTTTCATGTCCATAAGGTGTCCTGCCTCAATGCCCCAAATCGTTGAATAATGGCCGTTTAAGCCAGTTTGGTGGCGAACTGCACCTTGCCTATGGGTATGCCCACAAACTACCCCTCCATTAGCCCCAGAATGCCATTTTTTGGCTAAATTCAAAGCCGTTATGCCAGCGTGTTTAGACATGACCCCTTCATCACCATGGGCTAGGTAAAAGTTTTTTTCAAACATATGGGCTCGCTTGTGAAAACGGATGCCAAGATCTGAGTAACCCATAAATTTTTCATAAACCAATTCAGGCAATCCAAGCAATGACGGAGCACCTTTAAGCAATGTGGTAAATAATCGATCCGTATGATTTGATCTAATTATGTCGGTCGTGCCAAGATCAAAGAGAATGTCTTGGGCAATTGATCGCTCTTGATCTAGCGTTTCAGCAAATTCTAGTTTTGTGCCTTTTACCCAACGGCTTTGCGAGGTCATATCTAGCTCATCACCAACATTTAGCACAAAATCAAATTTTTCATGCTTGCTCATTTTAATGAGATTAGATACTGCTTTTGGATGGTGCAGCGGAATTTGTAAATCTGGCGTTATTAAATACCTGCGGTTGGCTTTAATTAATCGTCATCCTCATCGTCAGTTGGATCTATGGATGGGATGATCCCACCATCGCCCACAATCCAATCAGGAAATGTCTTATGTTCAGTCATCAACCAGAAAGCGTGCTCAGGTGTGAATCCTGCTTTTCTAGCTGCTTTGTAGCATTCATGTAAAGCCATGTAATGTTGATCGATCTTTGTTAATGGCTCAGGAGTTTGGCGAACGACTCGACGATTTATCTTTTTTCGTTTAGTGGTTTTTCGTGTGTTCGCCATAACAAAAATTATCGCTTAGAGATTAAGACAAACAGATCATCGACACGCTGTTCAAGTCTTGTAATTTGATCCTTCATGCTTGTGCCTGAGTTCGGCTTTAATTCTGCTAAATAGGATTTAATAACCCAACGCAGACCCATAAACAAACTGCCTGTTACGGCGCATACGCCAGTAGCGATAGCGACCCAATCTTGAGCCGTCATTTCGCATTGATTCCGTAATCAGCCTCAGAGCCAGACTTAGGATCAAGTGCCTTGGCAATAGGAGCAACAATCGCACCAAGCAAGGTTGCATAGGCTGGATGAATGTCTGCCACAATAGCGAGCGCAACAGTAATTCCAGATGCAGCCACAGCTCTCAAATATGACTTAATTGCAGCTTTGTGTTTGTTTGATAGTTTCATGCGTTGCCTCCTATTAGTGGGATGTGAAAAAAATCTGAGTTGTTATCTTGATCTTTCTTAAAGCTAATGTGAATGTGATGGTTATGAGGATTAAAGCCTTTGTATTTGCGCCAACGCCATCCAAGCACTGGACTAGCAATTTTGCCTAAATGGATGACATAAGATATGCGTCCATTGGTTTTCCCATATTGTCGAATCTGATCTGCCAAATATGCTGAATCCCCTCGGTTGTCAGATAAGCGAGCGTCAATGTCAATTGCTCTAACAACAAATTTGGCTTTTGGGTCGGGGATGTGATCAGACTTACCTGCTTGTTGATGACGCAGATCAGCGATCCAACCATCAGATTTCCTGCTGCGATTTGCGTAAGTATCATCAATTTGCTCACGCAACTGTACAGCTGCTTTAGACAACCAAGGTTTCATTACAAACCTAAAGCGTTTTTCAGATCCTCAAGATTTAACCCAACGCTTGTTAATTTTTCCTGAACTGTTGGCTCAATTGAAATTGTTGTTCCATTATGTGCTGCAATTATCGGTTCGGCTAATTTGCCATCTTTTGCAGATATATCCAAAAATAATTTATCGTTTTCAACAATAACAGCAAACGGATCGTCAGATATTTTTATACCAGCAGTTTTCAATTCTTGTCTTAATTCAAGACCATTAAGATTCTGCGGTTTATCAAATTGTATCATTTTATGCTCCTACAAATGTTGCGTTGAAATTAGTTAAATCTGTACCTGAACGAGTATTCAAATTGCCACCGCTTTCTTGATATAAACCAATTTGGAAATAATCACCAGCAGTTGCATTTACTGTGGTTGCAAATGAATACATTGTAAAATCACCTGTAGAATTTAATGGGTCTAGTGAAATTAACAATTTTATATTACTTCCATTTTTCAAAATATAAATTCTTCGCATACCAGTTGCGTTGGCTGCACAAGCTAAAGCCCCATTAAGTATGAATTTACCTGATTTGCCTGTTGGAATTGTAATGCGACTGTTGTTTGTAGAATTGTCGTGATATCCATCAACATCATAAAGTTCATTTGCAAAATTAAGAATTGTTGTTGCACCATTAGTAGTAGTTTGGTCGGTTGTCTGAGTTAATGAACATCCGCTAAATAATGATGAACCACCAGCAGCAGCAGCCCATTTAATTTTGCCATCAATAGCAGTATCAACTGTCAAGACTTGTCCAGTTGTGCCAATAGCAAGTCTTTGTAATGTGTCAGCAGAATCGCCAACTAACAAATCACCTTCAGCATCAATAACTGTGTTTTGAGTATCGCTAACATATTTCAAACCTGTTGTTTCACTACTTGCTGCAACTAATCTTTGATTATCTGTTCCAACTGCAAGGCGTGCTGGAGTGTCAGCAGCCGATGCTGCAACAATATCTCCTTTGGCATCAACTATTGCATTTTGAATTGCATTAGCATCATCGGAAGTTGCCCAAGTTGGAACACCCCCAGCAACTGTTAAAACTTGTCCAGTTGTTCCAATTGCTAATCTTGTGTTTGTGTTTGCCGTTGCTGAACGATATTCAATATCGCCAAGCGTTGTAGATGGATTTAAGGCTTTTGTTGTTGTATCAATAGATGAACCAAGCGTGCGAATAGCAGCTGCGCCATCCTTAACCAGATCGGTGTCGTCAGGTGTTTCCCAATTATAGTTCGTTGTGTTTGCCATATTAGGCTACTGCTCCAATCGCATTTTCCCATGTAAGTGTACCACTTAGAGTGTTCCAAGCCTCTGAGGCCGATACCTGTTCCCATTGTAAAGCAACAGTTGAGAATTCGATCGGGCTTAGATTGATGGTTAAAAATAGTTCGTTGAATCTAGTACTCCAACGCCAGCCTTCAACATAACCCTCAAATTGACCAGTTGGGGCTATCTGAACAGGCAAGTCTGTTATTCGCATTGGCTGACCAATAAAGATACTAAGCAAGGAATCTCGGTCTGCATTATCAATGGCTGAGTTAGTTAATGGAAATGTAATGCTGTCAAATAGGGCTCTTGGATAAGATCTAAGAGCAACAAAGCGATCTGCCACAGCTTGTGCATCTACTGCATCATGCAAGCGTGTGTTAATGGTTTCGCCTCGGTAGCCAAATACTTCAATGCTGTCTAAATCAATTGCGCTTACTTGTGAGCCAAAGTTGTTGCCATAGTTAAGAATAATGTCGTTGCGGACATCTGCACCCCTAGTCAAAACTTTTAATCCTGCTCCAAATGCTGTATTGGCTGAAATCTCTGTATAGCCATTATTAGCAAGATAATTCTGTCGGTGTAAAGCATCAGCGTATCCAATTCGACCTTCGTTATCTTCATACAAAACGCCAAATGCGCTATCAGCGATAAGTGTTGCTATGTTGTAAACAGTATCTGAATCTGCGCCCCTTGCGGTAATTTCATAAACTCCTGGTCGATCAATTTCACCAAGTCCTAGATTTTCAGCATTTGCCCAAGTAACTGTTGGGTCATAACCGGACCAAGTTTCAGCTGCTGGCACTTCATTCCAATTGTTAAGAAATAAATCGGCCAGCAATTCATAAATTTGGTCGCCATCATCATCTCTCGCCAATGTACCATCATAAATAACTTTTGGTAGTTTTGCCAATGAACCTAAAGCAATAATGGTATAACTAAAAGTTTCTGCAATACTACTTGCTGATGCAACCTCGGTTGTAATATCTGTGATGTTGCCACCAAATAAAGTCCTGAATGTGTTGGTGCTGTCTTTGACCTGTAAGGCTATGCCATCATTAATTTGGAAATTGTAGTTTTCATTGTTTAAGGCAACGATTGTGATTTGTAAATAAGATGGAGTTGGTTGTGCGTAAATATCCTCACGACCTGCCTGATGAGATATATCAGAAATAGTTACATCGGTGTATTCCACACCATTAATGTTTAACTTATATTCAGGCGTAAAAACTGACATTATCTCGCTCTAGTTATACCGCTGTTATACAGCTGTGGAACTGATCTTGATGAACTTTGGTTTATGACCTTTGCAACCGCCCTAGCAGCACCCTCGGAATCTACGGCTTGAACTGTAATGTTATTGACTGTTGTGCCAGCCCTTGCTGCTCCGGAAGCCAATTGTGCAGCTGTGGCTGTTTGGGTAGCGGTTGCTGTGGTTGCAGCAGTTGCAGCACTTGATACTCCACCGCCTCCAACTGAACCGATATTTGGTAATAATGGAATGGCGTTATATCTAGCAATTAACGCATTGATTGCAGCAATTGCAACATCTACTGCTGTTTGAATGCCTGATATAACTTTGCCAATAATATCGACAACCCCACCGGCAATAACTCCAACAGTTTTTAATGCAGCACCTAAAGTGCCAACCAAAATTGGGATAACAACATCAACAACAAACTTACCAAAAGCATCAAATGCTTCTTGATTATCTTTAATGGCTTGCTTGATTGGATCAAAGTATGCAGCAAATTCTTGCAATTTAGGAATGACCTGATTAATAATTAAATTCACAAACTGCTCAATAAATGGTAATAACCGATAACCAATTTCTTCTTTAGCTTCCTCAAATGCTTGCTTTAATCGATCAATTCTGCCTTGGAATGTTTCAGCGTTTGCAGCAGCTGCGCCACCATAAAGGTTAGTCAATACCTTGGTGGTTTGTGTGAAATCCATTGCTTTAGCATCAGCTTGAGTTATACCAATGCCAAGTCTCACTAATCTTGTATCTTGTCCTTCATAAGCCTTAGATAATGCTTCGACTACTGAACTTAAATCTTTTCCAGTTCCCTTGGAAATGTCAATTGCTAAATTCAGCAAATCTTGTGATTTTGTAACATCTTTGGTCGATACCGATAATCTCTGGAATGATGCTCTCAAATCATTGTCAGTAACGCCTGTGGCTAACTGGGTCTTTCGGATATAGTCCTCAGTTGCGGTTATTTGGGCATTTGTAGCCCCTGTGGCGGTCTTTAAAGCAGCAGCCAACCTTAACTGTGCCTGTTCATCCTCGATCGCTGATTTAACCCCATCAACGGCTAATTTGACCCCATAGGCAGCAGCAGCGGCAGCAGCTACGGCAAATGCGGCAGCAGCTTTTTTTCCAAACTCTGAAATCTTGCTGGCATTGGTTTCAACGGCTTTATCAGCTTCGCCTAGCTTCTTTTTTAAGTCATCAACATCAGCAAGGATTGATAACTTTAATGTACGACTACCAGTTGCCATTAGACCCATTCCTTAATAATTCGATCAAAACTTTGTTCCCATTTGTTAATCAATTCAGGCTGAATTCTGCGAAGGGTTGGATAGATAAACCAACCTCTCGAACCTCTGCCTTGCCGTCCTGAATATGTAGGGAACTGCTTGAACTTATTAGATCCAAACTCCATACCGCCCCATAAGGTCTGAGTTGTAGCCCCACCTGAAAACTTTTGTCGTGCAAAACCATAACTGAACTCACCGATTTTGCTTGATTTTGAAATGCTAACGCCATCCGCAATTCTTTGCGCTGCCTTGCCAGATTTTGTTCTTGTCTTAGCAGCTGCTTTAACTTCCTCAGATGCAAAATACGCCAACGCAGCAGATTGAGTTCTTGCTTCCTCTGTTGCTTGGTCATCCATGAGTTTGAATGCTTTGTAAATATCACGCAGATCTTTTTTATTGTATGCGATTGTTTCATTTGCCATTCCTTCGCTCCAATATCTCGATCGCTGTTAAAATATCCTCTGCTTCAACCCATTCGCTCATTGGTATTTGAGTGCTTATCGCTAACTCAACCAATAATCGATTTAGGCTTCCTTCTGGATGACTTTTGGGTCTGCATCACCGACAATTACATCAGCGACAGTTTCCATCCATATATCCATTGCCTTGACGGGTTTAGATCCACCAAGTTCCCGCTTATGTGCATGATAAGCCAAAAACATAAGATCCCAAATACCCAACTTCTCAGATATTTGACCAATGATGTTTCCCGTCTGCTTCTCCCATTTCGCAAACTCAGGCGGTTGGGCAATATAAGTTGCTTGCTCGCCTGAGTTATATTCAATTGTAATTGGTAACTTCATTTGTTTGCTCCCGTTTTATTTTTTAACTAAAGGTTTCGGTTACTGCGCCTTTAGATACTGTGAATGTGAATGATACTGTCTGAGCATCAACACCTGAACCACCAGCGGTTGGAAACTCAGGCTTTACTGGAAACACAAATTGTGCTCCTGATGCAGCTGTAAGTGTCATGCTGATATCTGTATCTGGTGCGGTTTCTGCAGCTGCCCATAGAGCCTCGCAAACTGAGTTTGCCTTGCCCCAATCAGCCAACATATCCAATTGGAATGTTCCAGAAATGTTTGTGGTCTTGTAAGCCTCGCCATCCATTGTCTGATAGACCTGACGCTCATTAACCTTTGTTAATACTGCGTTTGTCGCTTGTGCTTGAATATCTGTTCCACCTGTGAAAGATAAACCAACATCACGACCGGTAATTACGACTGTTGCCATGATTTCTCCTTATGCTGTTTGTGTGTAGTAGGTAGATACTCGAACATCTGCGATAAGCAGCGTTGATGCACCAACTTGGGTAACTGTCGGTCTTTCAACCGAGCTGACGATATATCCTGATGGGATAACTGCCAGAACACTCATGATTAATTGCTCGATATTGTCGAGCGATGCTGGATTGCTGTTATATGCAACCGCAACTGAAATTGTAAAATTGATTTTTGTATGAATAGTAGATTTGTTAATTGTTTCTAATTCAAGATATGGTGAATCTGGAACTATAACCACAGCGGGTGGATAAACTGCTTCCGGCACAAAACTATAAACATTGCCGGCAACACTTGCCATTGCAGTTGCTAAAGGTGTTCGAACTTGCGAAAGAATTGTTGATGGCATTATTGACACATGCTTTCAACATCAATATAAGCTCCTAAAATTCCAATTACTCGACTATATAAACTTCGACCCATTCTGAAAGGTGTTGATTGGAAATCAACACCTTCTATTTGTCCTCCGGCTGCAACTCTTGATTGAAAGACTTCGACTGAAACGGCAAAGACCGCTGATCGAACAGATTGGTTTCCAACATAAGTTGATGCGCTAGAAAGGGTAGCAACTCCGGATGGGATGACATTAGCTTCGAGTAAATCGGCATTAGTGATCGATGCTGAAAAGGTATATTGTCCAAGATTGTCTGCCAAGACTGTTCTTGTGCCATTGTATGGGCTTCCGCATCCTGTGATGACAACTGATTGTCCTTCGGTAAATTCATGGATTCCTAGTGTAGTGAAAGTGGCGACATTGCTTGTCAGCGACACTTTTCCAATTGGGCTTTTAAATGAAACGAGCATCGGCAAAATTGTATTTTCGCTTGTGTCTATGATGCCATTCAAATAAGTATCATCATACAAGGCAGATGACACACCAAGCACAGATCTCAACTCGGTAGCTGTGATTATGGTTGGCATGTCATCTCCTTACTCCCTTAATGGATGCCTAGGATCGGGAGCAACCCTAGGCACTCAGTTAAACTAATTTAGTTCTTGTTGAACCAAACTGCGCCACCGGCAATTTTAACTGCTAGTGCGCCATAGCCATAGTAAGCAACAGATACTTGACCAGTTGCTGTAATGTCAGAACGAAGTTGTAGGCGTGGGCTCTCGTACCATGTGAAAGCATCTGGATTTACAACGATCATTGACTGATCTCCAGTTGTGTAGCCATCAAGTGAGCGAGATACATATAAATCCAAGCCAGCAACATTTCCACGAAGTGATTGAGGAGAAACTAATCCACCAGCGTTTTGTGGTTGAGAAGCATTGTAGATTGGGCGACCACCATCGTTATAGCCCATGATATTGCCCCATTGGGTGCTATTAACGATTAAGTTGCGAGCAAATCCTAGTGAGCCAGAATAAACTGTTGCTGCTGCTGCTGAGGTATAACCTAGCAATCCTGCAGCTGTGTTGTCCTGTGCTACTGATGCCAATGAGCATGAGTTTCCTAGAATTGTTGCAGCATATGAATCAGTTGCTTTTGCATAAGCATATTCCATTTGACGAACTAACTCATCAAAGAATGCTGGAGAACTTCTGTCAAGAAGCTCTACGCTAAATGTCTGACCGCCCGCAAATTTTTTGACATCCACCTGAACGAAGCTTGAGGCTTGGTCAGTTGTATCAATTGCTGCGCCTTCTGCCTCTAAACCAACAGTTGGTGCAGTTGTAATCTTAGGAATTTCAAATGTCATTCCTGATGCTGGAAGTACGCCACGAGATAAAGCGTCGATTAATCCACGATCAGCATTTGAAACACCATTGATGATTTCAGTTGATTGTGGAGTTGGAATTAGACCAGCGTTATTTGAAGTTGTGTCAGCAGCCATTACATATTGACGGCTTTCCTCTGAACCTAATGCAGCACGAACTGAATGCTCCAAGTAAGTTGCTTTTGAATTGATTGGTGAGCGTGGCTTTGTATAGGCAACAGACTGAGCTGCCACTACGACCACAGGCTCAGACTTTGCAGCTTCTACCGCTTCGGTTGCGATAGGAGCATCTGAAGTAATATCAGACACTTTGTCCTCCTGTTTTGTTTGATCCTCAGCGGTTGCTTCGGAATTCTCTGGTGTATTTGTTGCAACTACTTTTTCAACTTTTGCTGATGCAATAGCCGGATCAGACACCAAACTGACTTCATGTAAAGAACTTTTTGAGATAACCATTGCGCCATCTTTGTTATCCCATGCATCAACCATTACACCAACAGAAAATCCATCTCTTAATCCTGTCGCTGCTTCCTCAAGTGCATCATCAGCTGCAAAAGTTTTTGCAAGTTTGAATGTGCCCTCTAAACCTTGATCGTTTGCAGTAATGTCAATTAACTTGCCCAATGGGCGTGTTTTGTCATGCTCTAATAGCAATTTAACAGGCTTTGAAAAATCAATGCTGTCTTTAGCAAATATTGTTGCGCCAGCACTGGTATTTCCTTTTTCATTCCAACTTACAATTGTCCCAGATATGGTTCGCTTATTTGTATCGGCAGCGGTTATGGTAATTGGGAAATTAATCTTCATCGGATTAAGTCCTCCTCCTCTTGGATTTGCTCAACGCTCATTGCGCCAATGCGGTTTAGGATTTCATAAACTTGCGCTCGCTCTAAAGCAGATCCACGCAAGAAATCATCAATGTCAAATCGAACTTCAACGCCATTTGGTACAAAATCAGCAGCAGACAATCTTTGCTCTATTGGCGTAATTATGTTTCTCAAGCTGAAATCAATAAGTGCTTTTCTTTCCATAACAGTCGTGCTGTATGTCATGCTAGTAGTTTCAGCTGATAAAAATGATGCTGGAATGCCAACTGCTCTAGCAATTTCAGTTGCAAGGTATTGGCGTGCTTCATTTAATTGTAATTTTTGTGGATCAAAGCCAAGAGCGTTTAATTCAACATCAGCATTTAGAAATGCAGTCGCCCTGGTGTTTCTTGCAACTTTCCATGATTCCAAAAGTTTTGTAATTCGCTCTGGAGTAAGGTTTGTGCCATTTGATTTTAATACCATTGTTGGAACTGGCTCTTTGGCGTATAACTCAGCAGCCTTTTCTAATTCTTGTGCAGCTCTTATTGTGCGACCGGCACGATTAAGCACGCCTTCATCTAATCCGCTAAATACAACTAAAGATCCAATGCCTGATGCTGGAACATGCATCCCATCGACCATGTATGAAGTGATTTCGGTTTGATTTGCATTTAAGTTATAACTAACTCGATCAGGTGCAACTCTTGTCCATGCACGAACTCGACTGTTATCTGATGCAGCATAAGAATCTAATACTTGACCATAAGCAACGCCATGAAATAATAAATCCTCAGCGATCCATGCATATATAGCAGATCCTGCAACTCTTGGATCTGGTTGCATAATTACTCTATTTGGATCTAGATGTTCTTTTGTAAAATGATTATAAGTTTCTAAAGGTAGCGATCCAATTGTTGAGCAAATGATATTTCTTGCTCTTGCAACAGATGGCACAGACATTGCTTGCTCACGAGTTGCGGTTTGTGCTCCATAAAATAATCCGCCAACAGCTGATTGCAAATTGTATGGAGTATTAGCAGCGGCAACATCTACTGTTGGTGCAATTGCGGTATTTGTGATAAATCTATCGAATAATCCCATTAGAGCATAATATACCATAATGCCCGATTTATCCGACTTGTATATCAATCTCCGTTTCGGGTTGTGTCGCAAAATATGTTGCAAGTGCTGAAGCGACAGCTGCACAAACTGCCACTCTGCTTGCACGCCTTCCAATAACCCAACTGCCATCCCCAAACGGCAATTTGGCTGCTGAAAGTGTTTGTTGGGTCAGTTCATCCTGCCCACCATGTTGCAACCTGTGGCTATTGATCGCCCCAAGCCATCGATCGCAACTTTCCGCATAGATTGCGCCATCCATGTCGGTAATGGGTATTCCAGCCGGAACTAGCCGACTTGCGACAGCTTGTGCAGTCCGTTTGGAGTACGCCACAGTTTGTGTATTGTATTTTCTTACATAAGGTGCAATGTCATTTGCAATTGCTAAATCATTTAAGCTGTAATCATTTGACCAAGTGTGCAGTAAAACTAAATTAAATCTTTCACCCGATAGTTTTTGAGTTGCAACCAATGCGCCAAATTTTCTATCAGGCGATAAATCTAAACCAAGCCAAGTAGGTTGCTCAGGATCTAATGGTATTGGTTCGGTCTGACACAATCCCCATTTTTGTGCATCAATTGCTGAATTGATTGTATCTACCCATTGCGCCAAAACTTCTGTGCGCACAATATCCGGAGGATCATTAATAACTGCTTTTAAGTTATCTGGATGAATTGTAATTCCTAATGATGGGTTGGCTTGAGCGAATGCACTCCAATTAATCTCGCCTGACGGAAGCAAGATTGGAGCATCAGGTTCTGCACTCCACTCAAACCAACCTATCGGATCGTTGGTCGTAGCTGAAGCCAACGCCCTCTCACGCAATTTGTTTAGGATTACGGAATGCTGATCTCCTGCTGATGAATAAATCCATACTTGCGGATTTTTGGCAGCCATCATGGAATATCGCATTGATGACCAAGCATCCTCATCTTTATATTCACGCAACTCATCAAGATGGATGGTTTCAGGTTTTGATAATCCTCTAGCTGCATTATTGGCAGCCTTTACCACAAATCTCCTATTGCCAAACAATTCAATTTCCTCAGCACCATGTTGCCATCGGATTTTCTTTACTTCTTTTTCCAACTTGGGATGAGTTTCAATTAAAGCCACAATCTGTCTAAAGGTTTCAAGTGAGGTTGTAAGTCTATGAGCTGATGCAAGTTGCAATCCTTCGCCCCACACAAACATGCCGGTCAAGATCCGAAGCATCATCAAAGTGGATTTACCTTGCTGGCGTGCCATGATTAATCCAAGTTCAGAATGAGCCCACCGCCCATCCTCACGCACTTTATGACCATGAATGCAAACAAAGCGTTGCCATTCCATCAAGTTGATGCCAAGTTCGGTAGCAAAGTCGATCATCTCTTGACCTTTTGATGGTAAATCATTGAGTTTTGAGTGAATTCGTGGAGTTTGCACACCTCCTAATCCTGAATATGTCGGATCACTTAGGATCTCTCCCGTTTGTAAATTAATCAAAGCGATCCAGT